GTGCCTCCTTGCGGATCGACGTGCCATTCGAGTTCTGCGTTCCGCACGATCTCGAGCGCGGCATTGCGCGGGAATGCGCGGACGGTCATGCTCGGCGTGAACTGCGTCGAGAAGAGATTGACACTGCCACCCCCGTCGATCTCTTCGAAGACAGGCGGACCATCCATGCCAATGGTCGTCACCACCACATCGCCCGACTCGACAGGGATCGGTGAGGACTCGACCGAGCCGAGGATGCCGCTGTAGGTCGCGACGATACTGCACAGTCCCGTTGCCACCCGAGTCACGAGACCGCTGGCGTCGATGGTGGCGACGAGTGGATCGGACGTGTCCCACGAGAACGTCGCACCCTCGATCGGAATGCCTTCCTGATCGCGCAGGACCGCGTGGAGCTGGCGCGTGGGTGTGCCCGTGCTGACAATCACGGGACTCGGTGTGACGGTGACGGTCGTCGGGATCTGCACGAGAGGAGGCGTGTCGTGGATGGTATGGAACGGCCGGAACAGTACCGCGTGCGAGCGCGGTACGTTGCGAATGTCCTGCACACCGAGTGCGCCGAGGAGTGTCGTCATGCGGACGGTGCGGACGTGACGTCCTGCCAGACGCCAGCGGAGTTGGAGTACTGGAACTTGTTGACGGACGTGTTGAGAATGAGACGGCCGAAATATTCGTCGCTCGCATCGCGCTCGGCAGTCGTCAGCAGCGGGATGCCGACACCTTGCTTGAGCGATGAGAAGTCGATCCCCTTCACGAGATTAATCACATCGTGTCCCGGCACGCACACGTAAAAGTCCGGGTCCTCGCCTGTCGTGTCGTACGCAAAGCCAACCATTGCGTCGGGATCGGTAGGACTGTCCGCGAACGCTTTGAACTTTCCGTTGAAGGACATCACCGCATACTGCGGGAACAGCGGATCACGTCCCTGCTGGACCGGACCGACAGGCAACGGGTTCGGTGAGTCCTTGATGTCTCGTACACCGCGCACTCCCAAGATCGTTGGCATCGACGCGCTCCAGTGAGGGAAGAACACCGTACGGTAGACGAACGCGCCCGCGTGCCGCCTACCGTACGGTCATCTTACGATGGGTGCTACCCAAACCACCGCAAGATTACTTCAGATCAGGATCACGACTCCGGTGATGCGGTGATGGCGTACTCGAACGCGAAGGAACGCTTGACCGCGAGCGCGAGCCGCTCCTCCGCACGCAGGGTGCGCAGGTTGCGTCCGAAGTCGTCGTCCATGAATCCAACAGCCAACTGGATCGAGGTCCGGTCGTAGATCGTCGCGCCGCGCACGCCATCGCCCACGAGAATACGACGCTCGTTGGTCTCAGCGTTCGTCATCGCATCCGACTCGACCACACGCAGCGACCAAATGCGGGGACCACGCAGGTCCGTGATGAGACCCCACACGTAGCGCTCGTCCGATCCCTTCGCCAACTCGATCTCTTCCCAATCCAGCGGATCGATCGTCACGAAGTTCGGCGTGACGCGGCGCTTCCGCAGGTCCGTGCGCATCTTGCGGATCGTGTCAATGACGGTATCGCCAACCTCGGCGCGCTGGAACTCAGGAATACCAATGCTGTCATCGAACAGACCGACGAGTGTTCCGCCCGTGCCGTCGCCCCACACGATCTGACGCTCTTCCTCCTGGCGAACGTCGAGAGACATTTCCCCGTTGATGTAGCCGACAAGTCGCGGAGCGTCGTCGATGTCCTGTTCTGTCACCTTCGACAGCACCGCAATCGTCTGCACGTTCGTGGTCTCGGGCTCAAACTCGACCCGCAACATGGTCTTGAGTGCGCCGCGAGTCGCTTGCGACTGTGCCGCCCGAGTGGTCTGCGTGTGCTTGACGAATCGGATCGCGTCCGAAGTCGTCGTCGTGGAATTCAGCACATCGCGGATCGTGAGAATCTCGGGCTCTTCGAAGCGAACGATCTCGGGATCGCGATCCACCGCGATGATGGCGTCCGTCCCGAGCTCCGGCAGGTCCGCCGAGTTGAATGCCTTCTGCTCGAACTTCACCGCGTCTTCGCCACGGAGCTGCATCTTCTTCCCGAAGCGACGACCGATGTTGACCTTCGCGGACCACCCTTCCTTGCCCTGCTGGCGGTAGCGCTCCAGTGCGTCCGACAGCACGAACATGTGTCCGGGTGTGGTGTAGAGCGTCTTGCGAGAAATGTCATGCGCCGAGTCGGACGGGAGCGTCACCTGCTTGACGTCCCGAATCTTCGACGCGGTGCCGGAGACATAGTTGTAGCGGTCGATGTGCGCCTGGAGCTCTTCCGCTTCGTGCGCCTTCGCCTCGACCTCCTCACCGCGCTCCTGCGAGAGCGGTCCGGCTTGCATCTCGATCTGAATCTGGTCCAGCTCGGTCAGCAACGACTTGAGGTTGCCCTCCATGGCGCGAATGTTCGCGGGCTTCTGCGGTTCGCTACCGGACTTGCGCTTCGGTGTGGTGAGCACGGGGAATGCGAGCAGCGTTCCTGCCGTGACGGTGTGCGGAGCGAGTGCCACCGAGATCGCAAGCAGCGCGAGCATGGGCACCAGCAGGAACACGGCGACGGCAAGAGACGTGGAGAGCAGATCGGCGCGCGGAATGGCGTTCATGCCGCCACTGCCACGCACACCGAGTTGAGCGCATCCGGCGAGCGTTCCATGCACCTTACGGAGCACGAACCCGCCGAGCGAAATCAATCGTCCCATCAACATGCTGATGATCCTCACTGAATGTGGGGTCCTACGTGAGTGTGGTGCTACTTGTTGCGGATCGAGTCGGTACGAGTCTTCAGCTTGAGGCGTTCCAGTCGCGTGCGGAGGGCCTCCTGCATGTCGTACGACTTCGGTTCCGGTGTGTCGGGTGTGTCCGTCTCGTCCGTCTCGTCCGTGTCCTCGTCCGTGTCGTCCACATCGGAGTCGGTCTCTGCCGGGTCCGCTGCCGGATCGCTCTCGTCGAGTTCCTCGTCCGTGTCGGTGTCCTCGTCCAACTCGTCGGGCTCATCCGAATCCTGGCCAAGATCGGGTGCGTCCTTCGCCTTGCCAGCAGGGACCGGGACCAACAGGCCCGTCGCCTTGCTTTTCTGCAGGATGATTCCAATGCGTGCGGCGAGTCGGCGCAAGCCTGCCTCCATTTCTGGATCGAGAGACTTCGCGTCGAACAACCGCAGATCGTTCATCATCATCTTCACCGTGCTCGCGTCGATGCGCGCATCCGGTGCCATCGGGAACAACACCAGCGACGACTCCTTCCAGTCGATCTTCCGCAGGTGCCGCACGCGGTCGAAGAAGCTGTCGGTGCCTTTGGGCTGCTCGAAATCAAACTCCTCGGGCTGGAACCCAATGGACATCTTGCCCACGATCGGACGCTTCGTGGTCTTGCTCGGGCGCAAGCGACTCATCACGCGATCCCCTTCGGGACCGTCGATGACTTCCCACTTGGACCAGAGCCCGTCCTTCGTTTCCTTCGCCTCGGTGAGTTGACCGATCCCCGAGAAGATGTCAAACTGATTGTGCGAGTTGAGCAGGGGCAGTGCGTCCTTGCTCTTCTTCCACGCGGCAATCGTGTCTTTGAACGCTCCTCGGTGGATCACATCGCCGCCGAGATCTTTATCCCATACGGCAGTGATCCCCTCAAAGGTGCGCGCATCAGGTGCCGCGTCGGCTTTGAATTCCATAGGGATATGGACACGCTGGAGCTTCTTCACAGGACTAGCCCTCCACTTCGTTGAAGAGTGTGGTGCAGCGACAATTGGGCTCGGACGGATACTGTAGTCCGTTCGAGAATGCTTCGTTGACCTCGACGGTCTCGCCCTCCATGTCAACGTGTTCGTCCCGCACGCGGTCATCGAGCGCGGTGCTCCACGTCTTGGTAAAGGTTCGTCCCGTGCGTTCCGCCAAGTCAGCAAGGGATTCCTGCGGTGCCCCGTTGAATGCTTTCGTAGTCTCGGTGCGAGCGATGAGATCGGCGCGAGTCTTCGAGAACCCTGTGGACTCACGGATGAGTTGTGCGATAGCACTGGTGGACGCACCCGCGTCGAGCCCACCTTGGATCACATCAGAGACCAGCTCCTTCGTCGTGCCGAAGACGTTCGTGATGAGGCGTCCGGTCTCTCGCTTCGAGAACGACAGGAGCGAGGGATGCAGTTGTGCGAACGACACGCCCATGTCCGCCGCCACCACCGCAGCGCTACGCTCGGCAGCTTGCACCATCATCGGAGTCGTGGCGCGAGTCCACGCTTGCTTGCCCGTGTTGCTCAAGTATCCGGTTATCGCTGACATGACGCGGTCCTTGCCACGCGCCTTGACCTCGACACGGATCGGAGTGATCTTCGGCTCTTCGAGGAGCAGGTGGTTCACGATGCCCGCGATGGCGTCCGCGTCGTTCTTCAGGAGGCGCGCGGTGACGATGGTCCACGTGGTCTCGGCTTCTTCTCGGAGCGCGTCTTGCAGTGCAACGGTCTTGAGTTTGCGCTGGTGCTTTTCCCGCCACGCCTTTTGCGGCGCGGTGTCTTCTTTCGGAGGCGCATCTTGGGGCGGATCTTGGGCATTCGGATCGGCTCCAGGTTTCTTTCCTGCGTTGCCCGCGAGAATGTCCTGCAGAGACGGTTGCGTCAACTCGGGGATCTCATCCGCCTTCGGATCGGGCGACGGCTCCAGTCCCATCACTGCTCGGCGCTCGTTGAGTGATGCCGCCTTGCCCATCAAGCTAGCGATCTGCACTTGTTCCAGTTGGTCGTTCGCCAGCGACGAGACCTTGGATGCATCGAAGCGAATGAAGTGCGACACGTCCTCATCGACGGGACGCAGAAGCTGCCGCGTGAGAATGCGTTCAAACTTGCGCCACGACGGAATGATCGTGTCGTCGTACGCCATCTTGCGCGCCTCGGCCATCTGGCTCCACGGCGAGTTCTCCATTCCCACTTGGAACTGGAGCACGATGGCGGGAACACCGCTCACGGCAGAGACAATGCTCTCCACACGATTGAGGATGTCCGCGGGGACGAGGTTCTTGATCTCGGAACCGAGTGGAACAAAGGACCCGCCCCCGAGCGCGACAAATGGTTTTCCTTTATTGCCAGCGCGACCATAGTCTTGCAGGTCTTCCTTGAACCGATCCAGATCCGGCTGTGATGGGTTCCAGTCCTGGTGCGTGGTGACGACGCCGGAGGGCCAGATCGAGTTGGTGAGCAAGTCGTGCACGGTCTGCATGGCGCGAGCGCCGAGTCGGAGCGCTGCGGCTGCTGCGTCGAGTCGTGAGCGTCCATCATTGCTCCAGCCTTCGTTGGTATCGCGGAAGTACGCCACCTGTTCCGCGTCGAATGTCTGCGGTCCGTTCTTGGTCTGTACAGTAAACTTGGCGTACAGCCGAGTCGCGTCCGGTGTGACGGTAAACTCGGGACGAGCGAACGGAGTGATCCGCATCGTCTCGCCCGCACTGTTGGTATCGAAGACCCAGATCGCAGCGGCGTAGTTGTCCAAGTACATGGACGTCCGCTCGAGAAGTTCGCCCATGTCGTAGTCGGGGCTCGGCATCTCGAGGATCGTCGCGAGCGGATGGTCCGGTATCCACTCCTCGGTCCCGTCGGTCTGGTCCTCCTCGACGACAATCAGCGGCGCTTCCCCGATCTTCTGCGCACGCCAGCGCATCGCCACATACCAATAGGTGACGAAGGCGAGCGCGACATGTCCGCCGCTCCCCTCGATCGGAATGATCGTGCGTCCGCCGTCCGGCGAGAAGAACGAGTAGTTCACGCCGTACGCTCCACGCGGCAGCAGTCCGGTGGACGCCGCCTTGGTCTCGAGGAGCGACTTGGGAGCATCGCGCACGGGACCCGTCAACGACTTCGGTTCGCTCGACGGTGGCGTGTCGAGTCGCGGCGAGAACAGCGCACGCAGGAGGCGAGTGGTCAGCGCCATGTTAGACTATCCATTGAGGTCTCGCATGCGGATCGGCGCGAATCGCCGCTTGACATGCCCGTTGGAGTGGCCGTTCCCATTTCCGTTGCCGTTCGTGTGGGGTTCTGAGTCCGCTGCCGCCACAGCAGCGAGCACAGGATCGAGCGCCTCAATCGTATCTCGTTCCTTCGCATGCATGACCAACGCAATCGCATCCTCGCCGCAGTGCGGGCAGACGCCGTCATCCGGCAGGTAGCTTGAGCACCGTGGACAGTGGACTCGCTGTGCTTCGTCAGCGAACAAGAATCGCATCCGACGCTGCGGGACGATGAGTGGTTCCAGTCCGTAGCGTGCTGCGTCCATCAAGTGATTGTGCGCGTCCACGATGATGGGCAGCACATCGCCCGAGCGCGCATCGACCTTGTAGGAATAGCGCTTGCACTCGTCAGCGAAATGCTTGCACCGTGGGTGGACCACGATCTGCCGATAGGATCGCAGGTGCGCGACTCCATCCTCGATGGACCCGGGACCTTTCTTCGCTCCGACGATGCGATCCAGTTCGTGTCGCTTGAGGTACGAGATCGAGTCCGGTCGCGCCGAGTCGGCACGCACAGTGTAGATCGGGAAGTCCTCGAGACCCTCGGTGTTCGTGACGGTCTGCGCGATATGGTCTAGCTCGCAGTGCAGCGCGAACACTTCCCGCTCCACATACAAGGTACGATCATGCACCCACATGCGGATCGCTGCCATCGGATCGTTCGCGAACCCGAAGTCCATGCCTTGATACGGACCGTCCCACAGCGGTTCGGACTGCCCGTGGTCGAGTTGCCGCCGAGGCACGGTGAATTCCTGGATGACGAATTTCCCGCGCAGGATTTGTGCGTCCGTGACCTTGCGGATGTTCCCGCCCCAGACGTGATCCGCGGACTCAGGATCGACGCTGTAGGCGTAATCCTTTTCCTCGCGCAGCACATCAGTCAGCCACGG